GAGACAATTCAGCAAACACCTAAGCCCTCCATCAAAGATGGATGGTGTCGCCGCCCAGTTACCGCCAACGAGCAGTTGCAGACTTACTAGTCATTCAGTGAGGAACCCTACGAATCTCAGGGAGACCAATCCCAGAGGCGTACCACCATTCCCCACCTAAGATGTTCCGTCAGCAATTGCTTGATGCACGGCCTTAGGCACTCTGGACTTACGATTCCTCTTGTCGATCATCGAACTCGGTAACATGGCCTCGAGTGGTTGATGTGCCACTGTTGCAAAGACAGATTTCACCCTGCACAACGGGGTGGCGGAATACATCATCCGCCACTCTAGCGATGTTGAGAAGAGCGTCCTCGTGTCCCGAAACTGTGACCGTGACACCGTGACCTCGAACGCAATAGGATATTCCCCGATTGGTAGGCAAAACGGAAGTTGTGTTCCCTCCAATGTTAAGCCGTGACCAAGGTTGAATTCCTGACTTTGATACAAGACACGGCTCGGGCTCATGTCTGATGCGTCGACTAACCGTATTGTTGCCATGACTGCAGCTTTCTCTGATATATGTGGCGTAATCACAATGCGAACATCGGTGGGGGTGTAAAACCCAGTGCTCGGCACTTTCCATTTGTCAGAGAAATTATGTGGGCCCAATATTAAGGTTGATTTTGTGGATTTGTGTTTTAAGTGTACAATAGACGGGGTATCTTGAAAAGGTGTGAAGTCAAGACAATTATCCAAAGATATGATTGCCATGAAGCGGTCAACTTCTACACCCCGTTACCCAATCACATGCTAGGATTGACCCCAGCTGATCCCAACAGCCCCACCAGCGAATACCAAATCACATACGTGGTTGTTACTGTCCCAGTAGTTGGAAATAGAGCTACTTCGCAAGCTGATCCAGAGTAAGCAGCCGCAGCGTTGGTATAATACCGAAACGTTGTGCCACCACTAACTGCTACAGCATACATAGTAGTACCATCCGCAATGGTTACTGATGCTGCTGCCCCACCAGGGCTCATAAGCACGTTAAAGGTGTCAGTACCACTGGCAACCCCGGAGGAGTTGGTGATATCAAAGACAACCTTATACACACGCGATGAGCCAAGTGAGGAAGGCACAGCCCCAAAGGGGTTACCAGCCTGCCCAGCAACATAACCTAATTCAAGGTACGAGTTGGCAGTCTGGCTGGTAGTTCTAAACGCATACGGGGTGTAAATAATTGAAGGTTGGGGCCATAGGAGGAGGCGGGGAGTTAAATTCATGTCTTTAAACTCAATCTCATAATCCATCAAGAGATACCCTGGAGAATCCGAGGTACTGGTCTTCGACAGTAGAAACAATTCACCAGCAGCGTAGTGTCCCACATCGTCGCTAACACCATAATCTGTACGTTTCCACTGACTATCGGTCTCGAGCGTAACAGACATGTTCTGCCATTGTGGTGTTATACATGTATGTGGATCTGTGAGAACAAATGGAAGTAGGTTGGCTGAAGTTTGATTCAGGAAAACCCCTGCACGGTCTTTATGATAATACAACATAACGGACCCATTAGAAGAGGTCGGAGACGTTGTCACATAATGGACGGTGAGTTTATTCCACTTAAAATAATCATACATAGATCCATACATACGCAGTAAAGAATCCACAAATGTAACCGGAGTTAATGGAACACCGGCAACAGATGTCCAGGTGGCGATCGTACCACTGCCATAAGCAGTGGTAAGAAACTCTCTACCCAGAACCACATGTCCATTCCTAGTCGTTCGCGATTTAGTGGCGACGCCAGTAACAGTGTTACCGATAGTCACCGGTGCCGAAGACGTCATGATTCCTGGCCCATTAGCAGTGCGCTGCTGGGCAGGGATGATGGCGGCATTGGTAGACCGGATGGCTGGGATCGACCCTTTCTTGGGGGTCTTACCAACCTTGACTGCCCGTTGGGCGATGCGACCCTTAGCCTTAGCCATGAGAGTCTTAGCGTGACCAAGCACGTAGGCACTAACGGATGCAGGGGTGATTTTCTGTCCTAACTGTCGGAGAGCTTCCACAGCCAATTCACAAGCCGGAAGAGCCAATAAAGGAGGTATAGCTAGTGTACCAGACACAGCAACACAACTCTTTGCCAACGCTTGTGATATTGGTTCAACGTATACTCCACGGTCTTGTTCGTACTTAAGGATTTTAGATTCGTTAGCCTCCACTGGAATAATATCAGATTGATCGAAGTTTAATGCTTCAATTTTGGGGGCGGCTATAGACATTGCACATGATTGGGATAATGGTCAGTTATCTGGAGCAGAAGTCGAGCAGTGTCGCGTTAGGCCCTCTGTACTCGCCAATTTTGGTAGTGAACTGGAAATATTCCAACTCACCCTCAACAGCGATTTGGTCATCGGGGGTTAACCCGAATGCCAACCAGAAGGAATAACGTGACTCTGCTGTCACTCCACCATACTGCTTCCCAGCCTGAAATTTGTGTGGTGCGGAGTATTCAGAGGCCATATCAGTGGCGCACTCAGGAAAGCATCGGTAAAAAGCTCCCAAAATGGGAACATCACCAGCCAAACTGAGCCCGCCAATGCGTTGACTACCCAGCCACTCTTTGAGTTTTGGGATAGTCATGCCTCCTCGAACAACACAACAGTCTTTCGTCATTACTGTATCAGGCCTACGGACCATTACATACCCTCTACTTGTAAACACAGGTCGCATTTGACAGAACTCAACTTGCTCTAATTCATACACGGGTTTCTCCACTTTCATGGTGTATCCCATACGCAAAAACCAACGGGGTAATGACGTGAGTTTCGGCAAATCAGATTTCTCTAACACCAAGACACAGTCATCCCCACAGTTGGCCAATGATGCCCTCACCCCAACATCTTTCAGATAACTATAGCATAAGCTACTCATAATCAGATAATTTCCCATAGAAGTGTTCATGTCACCAGACATGCGGCACCCCTCAACGGTGTAGCGAATCATGCCATCAGGCGTGTAAGCAGCACCATGGTTAATTAATTGTTGTTCAAGTAGTTCAGCCAAATACGGATCACGAAATATGTTGTTGTAAACAGAGTGTTCCCACTTCAGAGCATCAATAGAGCAATGTTGATCAAAACGTGATGCATCCAGTCCCACATAGCAAGGATTCTTGTAAAGCTGGCTCTTTGCATGGAGGATACTGGCGACCTTTTCCACTGTATAACCTTTAATGGCGGTAGGTTCACCCCACAAAGTGTCAATAGCTTTCATCAAAATAGGTTCAAGAGGTTTCAAATACCGACCCACTTCAATATTATACCGCTGCCCACGGGGTTGGATGACACGCGGTGGTGGGTCGGGCTTAAGCGTACTGTTGATCTTCTCAGCCTTCACAAACGTTGACAGATAACCGTCGCGTTTAGTTAATGGCTGGACGTCCAGAGTCTGTGCCGCTCTATCGTATGAAGCCCTTCGCGACCCAGTGTAAGACGAGACAAATCTGTCTCGTGTCCACTGGGGGCAGTGCCCTACGATATTGCTCACAGCTAGACCAACATCCCTAAGCTTAGAGGAATAAGCGCCCGGAACAGGTTTAGGGGGGCGCACCAATTTCCCTGTTTTGTCCATAACACAATACACACGCTCAACGAGTCCTCGTGCCACGTTGATCAAAGAAGAATTATGGACAAGATACTCATAAGTGGTAATCGGGGAGTTGAACGAGTACCAAGTTCGATTCCCCTTGCTGCTGTACCCTGGCCTTACCGTGAAGATCTCTGTGTCTCTACTGCCTTCCACTTGTTTCAGGTTAAACCCAGTGCGGTCAACTGCAGTATCAACACCCTCACGGGGGACAAGGCACCCCTATAGGCTAGATGAGCCCTGGCAAAGATGCTCAATGCACCTCTCCTGGGCTTGTATTTCCTCAGGCCTATTGAGACAAGCAGCAATAGCCAGTGGCAAGACACGCAGTCTGTCAGCGTAACGTACATTCTGTTGTGCCAGGATGTCAAGAATAACTTTTTGATAGACAAGCTTATTAGCTTTGGAGGGTGTTAAAAGCCCAACCTTAGCTATTGCGCGAGTCGCAATCTTACAAGCAAACCCAGTTTTATTCTTTACGACCTGCACTTCAGAATGGTTATCAGTCAAGTCCTCGCTGAGGGGGGCATCCAACTCCCCCTGCCAAGCCTGTGCTATCTGTGCTGTAAACTTAAGATACATTTTGATATCGGTCGGGACAAAACAAAACACTCCACATGACACCGCACACAACCAATAGACCAGACCACTAAGTCCAAGGGTATATACGGCGGCTATTCCACTAACACCAATCAAGCTAAGCATGCGTTTATTAAGCACAAGACAAAGCACAGACCATGTTTCGCGTAACAGCTCAATAGAACACCTGTATGTACAACACACAGTTGACACTACCTTCATGAGTAGCACGTATGGTAAACACAGCACACACCACAACCCGAACAATGCCATTTTGAGCGCAGTTACAATTTGACCCCCGAAGGTAGCCCGCTCCTTCAAACCCGAACCAGTGATAGCCTTGATAATACGTTCATCAGTATAGTCAAGAGAACCAAACTGGACCGAGAGAAAAGCTTTATCCATGGCTGGACAACTCTAAAGGATGGTCAAT